GTTCGAGTCCTGTCACCTCGACCACAACAAATGCCGTAGATTCGTTTAAATCTACGGCATTTTCTTTTTCAAGTACACGTTTTAGTACACACTTACCTATTTTCTCTGCAAACTGTGTACCAAATCATTATACACATCCGGACGTGCTTCTTTCAGCGCATCCATAAACTCATCCAGCACACGCCACACTCGCCCGGTATCGGCCTTTTTTACAATCTCCAAAAATTCACTCATCCTGTAAACGCTCCAATTTCCGCATTACGCCATTATAAACTTTAGGGTTTGCTACATACAAGGCCGACATAAGCTCATCCAGCACGTTCAGCGCTGCTGCGATGTCTACGTTTGACACAGCCCGTAAAAAGTCACTGCTGCCAACAGCAGCCCTTGTAGACGGCTCTGCCGCTTCGTAGTAGCGCACAGGCTCTTGCAGTTTTGCTTTCTGCGGAGAATGGGACGCATTTGCAAGACGCTGATTTTTCACAACATACAGCGCTGCCAAATTTTTAACTCTGGTCATGGTGAGTTCGCTGTTTTCGATTTCGGCTATAGCGCCGTCAATCTCTCGCACGTCAACCATAGCCCTTACACCTCACTTTAACCGTTTCGCATCGTGTCAATGCAGCGCTGGATGACTTCCCTGTCTTTGCTGTCAGCCCCGCGCATAATATCTTCCATGCGGGAAATCAGTGAATCGCGCCCATCGTCCATGCTGTAGTGCCCGCGCACATAATGCGAACCGCGCCGCGCATAGCTGCTGCCGCGTCCATAATTGCCGCGCATATTGGCGCTCCAATCACCATCTCGGCTGTAATCTTCGTCGCGGCTGTAACCGCCTTCTTCCAGCATGGTGATTTTGTCGATATTCTTGATGGTGTCCGTGAGCTTATGCACCGTTTCAAGGTCGCCAGCGCTCATTTCTCCCTTTTTCCCGATTTCGTCAAGCTCACCGCACAGCATATCTTTCAGATCATACAGAGTTTTCATACTCATTTTTATTCTCCTTTCAGCCGACGCGCTCGGCAATGAGATTCGAGTTCGCAAAAAGCACCGCCTGTGCGCTCGTGTTCTTTGCGGCGACCGTCACGCAGCAACCGCGCGGAACATCAACAAACGCCGCCACAAACACGTTAAAGTAATTCTCCACTGCTGCGGGCGTAACCGTTGCAGTGGCGCTTACAAGGGGCTCTCCGTTGATTGTAAGCGCGGAAGTAATTGCACCGACTGTGCCGCCTGTGGGAATTGCAATGTTCGCGCCAAAGCTCACCTTATAACGCGCTTTGCACTGGTTGGTGATGCCCCGCAGGGTGACAATGCCCGCCCCCTCGCGATGTACAATGCAGTTTTTCCCGCATACTGCCGTTTCGGTAAGCGGCACATTCTGCCCTGCGGCAACGTTCACGATGCTGGGATTCGTAAATTCAGCCATAAAATCAATCCTTTCCTATAAATATAGCGGCGGGACTGTTGCCCCGCCGCTTTTTGCAAAATCAGCCAGGGGGCTGAACAGCCTACTATGTATAAGTAGGCAGTTGCTTACATTTTGTTAGCAGCCGCACCCGCCGCAGCCGGTGCCGCAGTTACCGTACTGGTAAGGCGCAGGAACCGGAAAAGCGGGAACGGGGCGCGGGTTGTAGTATGCCAGCTGACCACTCATGTATGCCTTGAGGGTCTCGTTCTGCGCAGCCTGACTTGCGGCAAGCTGTGCGGCAAAAAGCTGCTGGTTCTGCTCGGCAATCTTGGCATCCTTTGCCTCGATGCGCTGAGCGGTCAAAGCATCAAGCACCGCACGCGCATTGGCGTTCTGGTTCTCGATGATGTCCCGCGTGCCGTTCTGGATAGTCTGGCGCGTGTCGCAAGCCTGCGTAGCGAGGTTGTAGTTTACGCCCTGGATGGCCTCGCGGGTCTCGCAGCAGCAATTAGCCTGCTGCATCTGCATGGCGTTGAGCTGCTGCATAAATGCCGCCTGCTGATTGGCGCGGCTGATTTCGGCGCTCATAAAGCCCTGTTGCATAGCGTTCTGCACACCGTTGACCAGCTGTGCCTGAGCATAGAAGCCGTCACACAGACCGTTGTTCACGACGTCGATTTTGCGTTCGATGTTGGCAAAGTCGCTGGTGAGGATGTAGCCATCGACAGCGCCAGCACCATTACCGCCGCCAAAGCCGTTGTTGCCCCAGTTGCCGCCCCAGCCGCAGAAAACGAAGAGGAAGAGAATAATAATCCACCACGCACCATCGCCGCCAAAGCCCCACCCGTTGCCATTGCCCGTATTCGCGGGCTGAACAGGCATTGTCATAACAGTGCCGTCCGAAGAAAGACTCATGTTTAACTCCTTTCAAAAGTTGAATGTATTGTTCACCGTGCGCACGGTTTGAACCTATTTTAAAAATCCCTGAAACTGCTGCGCCATCGCTTGCAGCTGATTTAGCTGCTGCTGGCTCATTTTTCCAGATTGCAGCAGCTTTTGAACTTCTTGCTTCGGGTCGCCTTGAAAATTTTGTCGGAACTGCTGAAACTGCTGCATTATCTGCTGAAATTGTCCCATTGCGCCCGGCATTTTGCCGCCGCCAAGAGCGTTAAACAGAGGGTTGCTCATTGTCTGCCTCCTTTTTCTTGCGCGTCAAAGGTTTATCCGCCGCCAGCGCGTCAAAGCGGGCTGTCAACGCGTTGAACTCTTGCCGTGTGACATATTCCTCTTTCGGTTTTTGCGCTGTCTGTGCGGGCTGTTTCTGGCTTGCCGTGCGTTCCGAGTAGTCAAAAACGCGCAATGGCTGCGGCATACCGCTGGCGTCGGTGGACTTAATGTAAAATGTACTATTTTCGCTGTCCATCAGCAGCACGCTGTTCCCTGCCGCCACCATATACGCTTTGGCTCCTTCTTCGCCTTGCACCCAAATAATAGGCGCAGTCTGCTGTGAAGTTTGCTGCTGCGGATACGCTGCCTGTCGGAGCTGTGCGAGTTGATCGGGCATGGCCGACGGCATCTGCTGCCCCATTGGATAATAGTTCGGCATATAGCCGGGCTGATACGGTACGCCAAACGCCATAGTCAATCATCCTTTCTGCCAGTAGTACAGCGGCACTTCATCTCCGCTGTCCCATGTATCAAGCCAATCCCCATTCTGCACGCACACAACATGTGTAGCCATTGCCAAAATGTATGTGCCGTCCGGGTGGTCTTTCGCAAATTGCGCAACGGTGTAACAATCCGGGCAGCTGTTCGGCAACGTGTAACGTTTCCAGCCGATGCGCCGCAGATAACTGCCCCAAACATAGTTTGCAGACGGCATATCATGCAGTTCAAATCCAGTCAACACAAGCGCCGCATATACAGCATCCCATTCTTGATGCGTGGCGGCTGCAATGGCTCTGACAGTACAATCGCCGACGCGCTTTTGTTCTGGATTTAGGTTTAATTCTCTGTACATGGTTTTATCCTCTATATTTATTGTAATATTTTACACATTTTCGCGTGCGCCACATCTGCGCCAACTTTACGCCAACTTTTTTATAAAAGCCCCGCAATTCCACTTGACATTGCTACGCTAGCGTAGTATAATATAGACACAGTAAGAAATAACCACTTACACGAAAGGAAATAAAAATGAGTAAGCTCGATTTTAGCGACGCCATCTATAAACAGACCCACGTCCGCATTGACAACAACGCCCTCATCGACGACATCCGCAAGGCCATCAGCACCAGCGAAATGGAGAACGATGAGCGCCAGCGCATCACCGGCCAGGATGATGTCATGGAGCGCTGGGAGTACCTCGTCGACTTCCACCGGGACGAGATTCTCGACGACGACGGCGAACTTCTGCAAGTCACTGACACCGTGAAGGTCATCGAGATCACCATTTACCCGCGCAGCCGTAACTCCGTCTTTGTCCGCGCCGGATTCCCTGTCAATGAGGACATCTTCGTTGAACTTCCCGCCGACGCCGACAGCTTTGAAATCTAAAAGGAGGCCATTTATGGAAATTTCCCTAAAGGAATACGCCGCCCGGCACAGCCGCGCCGCGGCGACTGTCCGCCAAAAGGCCATCCGCGGCGGATTTAAGACCGCTCGCCGCGTTGGCCGTGACTGGCTCATTGATGAAGATGAGCCCTACATTGACGAGCGCTTTGCCATACCTTCTACGCCGCCGGACCTGTGGCTTTTGACAAACGGCAAGCACAGCCGCACCATCAGCGACGCCGGTGCCGTCAAAATCGGCAGCGACGAATTCTCCGCTCTTATTCCAACCGGCGCGGGTGACGGAGAATCCGCCTACTGCATCTATACGCGGGCAGAGCTGGACGCCGTCGGCATCAATACCGCCGACCTTCACTACTTCACCCTTGTTTCCGGCAGCTTCAACATCTACGACTACGACTGCGGGTGCACCGTATCGGAGACTGTAGAAGGAGTCTTCAGCGTTTTCTATGCGGACGGCATCGTCTTTTTCGTAAAAGCCGAATAAAATAAAAAAGCGCCCCTCCCGTGTCCACCATGGACACAAGGAGGGGCGCTTTTTATTCAGCCTTCAACTTCCCAACAATCGCCTTTACCCGTCTGTTCACCGTCCGCTCACTCAAATTCAGCTCTGCGGCAATTTCCGCATTCCCAAAGCCGCGCCGCTTCAAATCCAGCACCGCCTTTTCTTCATCAGTAAGCAGAAAGCACAATTTTTCATACGTCGCCGAATCCAAACAAAAGCGGTATCGGCACACACGCGGGCCTTACTCGGATTTATTTTTCTGTTTCACGCACTGGTTGGCGTAGACCGCTCCCGCCGCGCACAGCACGCCTTGTACAATCGCCGTAAATACGGCCTGTGCCGCGTCCTGCGGGCCGGTAATAACAGTTGTTGCCAGCACATACAAAACGGCCAGCAGCACGCCCGCAGCCGCCAGCAGCGCAGGAATCAGCTTGTCCTTCACTGCCGTGCTGGTTTTCAGGCAGTATCCGATGAATACAAGCGCGGGAATCAGCACCAGCAGCTCCGGTTTGATGTAGGTCATGTAGTCAATGCTCATAGTTTTCTCCCTTCAAAATCGCGCGCGCATTTTAATCGCGCGGCAAATTGCGTGCAAATTAAATTTCGGCGCACAATCGTTGTTTATAATTGCGCGTGCCGCATTAAAGCAAGTTACTTCCCGTCCAAATCGTGTAGGCGCATTTCATGGTTATGCAAAATCTCATCCTGCTCTTCGTTGTGCTCCCACAACCGTTTATGGCTCGCGCTGTTGCTCCTGTCGTTATCCTGCACCTGCTTTACCACACTGTCCAGTAGCGCCTTCAACTGCGTAATACTGGTATTCAGTTTTAAAAGCGGTGTTGTGACAGTGACAATCAGTCCGATAAGCACAACAGTGTCCTTGACGATATCCCAATCTGTCATTCTTTACTTCCGTTCCGGGCGTCAGGCCCATTCAGATTTATACAGCCCGGCGTCCGTCAGGCCACGTTCCTTGCACAGCAAGTAGATTGCGTCTGCATCCCCCTGCGATACCGGCCCTACCGTGATGACCTGCAGCTTGTTTGCGGGCTTGTCCACCGCAGGCAGAGCCTTGACCAGATGGTTCAAATCAACCACGTCAGTGATGCCCGGCACGCCGCCTTGCCCGTATTGGTGGATGTGGCGCGGCAGCGTCTTGTCGTAGTTCGTGCGTGTATCTGCCAGCCATCCAGGCCACGTTGCGCACAGCCCTGTGTAGTCAATGTTCGTGGTTGCGAACGATGTGAAAGTATACACACCCGGCGTAAAGCCAAGCTCCGCCGCTCTCTCGCAGAACGCCTTTGCGCAGGCCGTGCGCTGCGTCTTTCTCAAACCGTCGGCGCGGCCATCGTGCGTGGCATGGCTCCACTCGGCATCGACAAACAGCGGGTAGTTTGTCGGGGCAAGGCTTGCGCAGAAGTCTGCCTCCTCCCGGGCCTCATCCACCGTGATGGCCTGCGAGAAGAAGTAAAATCCAAACAGCTTTCCGTTTGCCTTCGCCCCTGCAAGGTTGGCATCGTACTGCTCGTCCTTCATCAGTTTTCCGGTGCCGTATCCGCGATACCCGATGCGAACAATGGCACGGTAGGGAACCTTTGCCCAGGCGATAGCGCCCTGATGGTGGGACACATCAATCAGCACTTCCTCTCCGCTGGGCGGTGCAGCGTCTGCGGGTTTTTCCACAGCGTGCTCTCCGGGGCGGTATGTAAACACCTGCCCGCTTGCAGTGGTAAAATCGTTGTCCAGCCACACCAGCGGGTTGGTGCGCTTGCCGTTCAGGATCACTTCAAAGTGCAAATGCGCCCCAAACACATTGCCGGTCACGCCGCTGTAGCCGATGATCTCACCCTCTTTGACCCTCTGGCCGTACTTGACGCAATAGCTGGACAGGTGGGCGTATCGTGTCTGCAAGGTCTTGCTTTTGTAGTCGGCGTGTCTGATACGCACCATGTTTCCATAACTCTGCATACCCGTCCGGGTATGGCCGTCCCAGTCCTGAACCTGATCCACGGTGCCGTCCTCGGCGGCATAGACCGGGCGGATATACATGTTGTCAATCTGGGTGCGCAGGTCAACGGCCTGGTGCAAACTGCCGTCATTGTAATACCACCCTTGCGTCAGCACATGAATGTCCAGCGGCCAGTGCAGCAGGACTTCTCCGTTTGAAAGTCTCATTTTAACTTCTCCTCGTACAGCGGATTTTGAATCTGCTCATTCGTTGCGTTGCCGTCCTGCACCGTTTCAGCGTCCAGTGCATCGTAGTATTCCTGCGCCAGCGTCTCCACCTCGGCAATGTCATCTTCGGTCAGCAGGCCGTTGTCGAGGTGCGTGTATGCCTTGTCAAGCCAGAACGCAACGTCCCGCCCAGCGCCGATTTCCCGCTTAATGCTGCGCAGCGTCAAATCGTGCCGTGCTTTACTCTTGATAGCCATTTTATTACTCCTTTCAGTTGATAGAAGCAACCGCTGCTTCCAAATCAGTGATTCTCTTTATGGGGTCTGCGCGTCCCGTCACAGTCGCGCTGTCGGCGTCTGTCAGGACGGTGTTCACTCCTGCAAGCGCGGGGATGGGCTGTGCGCCTGTCGCAGTAAAAGGCGCGGGCAGCGCCAGCTTGTAGCAGATTTGCACAGGTGTTCCTGCGGCGTACTGGGCGGCAAGGTAAGATTTCAATTCTTCCACAGAATTAAACCTTCCCGTATTTATGTACGCATATGGTTCACCACTTAAAAAGGCGGATTCAGTTCCATCATTGTAGTTCAAGATTTTGTAATGGGTACATACTTCGGTTGTAGTTGTCGCAATAGGCATATCCGTTACAGCAGATGGAACATAAAAGCTATGTATTCCTTCAACGGCGCTGCCCATGATCCACCGCTCTGTCCCATCCAGCGTCAGCATTTTCCACGTCCCTTTTCCGTCCCCGCTCACCGCGTCCACCTCACCGCCATACACGGTTTCAGGCAGGGTCAGGGTGTTGGTTTGGCCTGTGTAGGGGGTGTAGACGGTGGGCGGGGTAGTGCCGGGAACGATATACGGATATACTGTCTTGTCAACCGTTACGCCGGTATTCGTAATCATGTACCAATACTTGGTTACGTCCCCAGCCAAAATCGTAAATTCTTTTTTGGCGTTTATCCATAAGTTTTTCCCATTTCTCAGCACCACAATAAAAGCGGAAATTCCTTTACCCGTCTCCAGTCCGTAGTATTTTCCGGGCGGAAGATGCCAAATCGGAAATGTTGGGCTATCCACACTAGCCGTTGCTGTGCCGGATATATGAATACCACCATCCGGAACATACTCATATGTGATGCCTTTATATGTGTCTTTTTTAAATGGCTTTATATTCAGCAGATTCTCCCCGCACCGTTCAACCGTCACGCTGTCACGTCCCTTGATGGGACGGATGTTCTCCGGAGACGGCGTTCCCGTGCCCTCCTGCGCGGGTTCCCAATTCGCTTTCACGCCCAGCGGGTATCCGGCCACAGGGTAGCACACAACAGGGTTGTCGCTTTCTTCCAGCGGTGGACAGAGCATATCAATGATGTGCTTGCTGCTCCACGCATTCGCCCCCACGGCAGTATCATCAATTTCGGCCTTCTTCTCTTTCAGCTCGGCCACCGCCGCCGTGTTCGCCACCACGTTCTCCACGCTCTCGGCCAGCGTGTCCGCGCTCTGCTTGGCGTTTGCCTCGGATTTCGCCGCAGCCTCGGCGCTCTTAGCCGCCGTATCCCGGGCAGCCTCCGCGCCCTTCTGGGCGGCCTTGGCCTCGTCCCGGGCCTTCTCGGCAGCCGCCTGGGCATCTTGCGCACTCTTGGCCGCCGTTTGCGCCGCTTCCTGCGCCTTTACGGCCTCCGCCTTGGCCGCCGCCGCAGCAGTCTGGGCGTCCTGGGCAGCCTTGGCCGCGGTCTCGGCAGCTGCCTTGCTTGCCGCTGCGTCGCTGGCGCTCTGACCTGCATCATTGGCGGCAGCTGTGGCCGTGTCCGCTGCCTGCTGTGCCGCCGTGGCATTCTCTCCGGCGAGGTCTGCCGCATTGTTGGCCGTTGTCTTGGAATTCTCCGCCGCCTGGGCAGCCCGCGCAGCCTCCGCCGCCAGCGTGTCCGCTGCGCTCTTACTGGCCGCCGCGGCAGCAGCCGCATTTTCCGCCGCCCGCTGCGCGGCAATCGCTTCATCCCGGGCCGCCTCTGCCGCTTCTTGGGCAGCCCGCGCGGCCTCTGCATATGGCCCGGCCTTGGCAGCATCTGCCGCAGCATTTTCCGCCGCCTGCTGCGCCTTGTCCGCGTTGGCTTTAGCAGCCGCCGCATCCTCCGCTGCTGCCTCTGCGTCCGCCTTGGCCTGCAAGGCAGCTTCCAGCACCTGCGCCGCCAGCTCGGGCGTCGGCTCTGCATCCGCGCCGCCGTATACGCCCGCCTGCTCAAGGATAAGATACTCCACGTTACAACTCGCCCGCTGCACGCCGGAGGCCAGCCCGGCCAGCACAAGCACGCCATCCTTGGCCTCCTTCGTCACCTCGGGCGGCACGTCCATAGCATCCCCATCCAGCAGGGCCACGCGCAGCGGCTCTTCCCGCCCGGGGATGTGCCACGTTGCGGTGAGATTTAGTCCGTCCCACCCGGCCCCGCGCTCAATCTTGATACTCTCCGTGCCAAAGCTGGAATTAGTCCCCAGCACCAGCTTCCGCGGGGTGGGGGAGTAGTTGTCAAGCCTCAAAGTATGTACCATTATGAGCCTCCCCAAAATCAGTAGTAAATCAGCGTAATCTGGCGATTCACGATGCCGTTTCCGCTCCATTCCATGGTGATGGTGTTTCCGCTGATACGCAGGAGCCCAATCTCCGGGCTATCCCCACTTCGCGCGATGTCGCGAATGCCGACCAGCGTGCCGCCCGTAAAAGTGTAGCTCCAGGGACTCCCGCCTGTGACCATGGTGATTGTCACCGTTTTCAGCGCCTTTGCGCTCACTCTACCGCCGCCGTCGTGCTTTCCGTCCGGAACCATCACCGACTCGCCCGGTGCAATCGTCGCGCCCCAGTCCCCGCGCCGTGGCACATTGCCGGTGCGCAGCGTTTTGTCTTTCGCGTAAAACGTAGAGTTCGCCAGCACATCCGCTTCCGTGGCGGTGGCCTGTGCCAGCTTTCCAGCGCTCAATCCACCGCCGCCGTTAAAATCCAGTCGGCTCCCGTCAAAGGTAAACAGCACCCACCGCCCGGCAACAACGCTGTCACCGTCCGCCGCATCCGCGCCGCAGTAGGCCGGTACGGCCTTGCCGTTTACCGCCCATGTATCGCCAGCGCTCCATGCTGCCGGGACCTTAAACCGCCCCACCGCGCCGGTGCCCTTCAGTGCATACACGCTGCCGCTCTTGCTGCACTCATATTCCTGCACGCAGATATTTAACCCGCCACCAGCCGGGTCATACTGCGCCTTTGTCATCATTGCTGTGCCACTGTGAAGTTGCGCCAGCTCGGTCTTTACCTTTTCCAGCAATGCGGAAAACTGCGCCTGAATGGTGGTAGTATCAACGCTAACCCAGTCCGTAACAAGCCCACACGCATCGGGGTCAAGCCGTTCGTCCGTGATGCTATCCGCAGAAATGCTGCTTACCGCCGCTGCAACGTTAATACGCGAAAGAGAAATTTGCCGTTTTAAAGTGTTGTTTGTGAGTTCCGGGGCGGTAGGTGCATTATTCGGCGTTCCTTTTAGCACTTCAATACGCGGCTTTTCCGCATAATCCACCGTGTCCCAGCTAACAACAATCCTGTCAACACGTGGCAGGACGGGGTCTGCCAACGGGATTGTCAGCTGTAACTCCCCGCCAGTCTGTTCTTTTGTATCATTCCAAAAAACTGTACCGTCTGCTTTGTCGTTCGCAAGCCAGCCCACGCCATCCGATACACTTACCGTCATATTGCCGTTTGCAGTAACACTTAAATTTCCATCCGCACCAAACACGCCGCTTGTACGCCCGTGCAGCCACTTCATGACATTTTGTGCCCCGATGTATTCGTCAACATTATTCGGGAAATTTTTGATTTCTGCCACTTTATCACCTCAAAACTGTTAAAATCGGGTCACCAATAACCAGCTTGACGCTTGATCCGTTTGCATCCTGTGAATACTTTGCCGCCGTGATTCTTGCCTTGTACTTTACACCCAGTCGTAAAGAAACGCACCAAACCAAATCGCCAACATTGTATGACGTGCCAAGCTCGTCACCGTTCGCGTCAATCGAAAAGCCGTTGCGGTTTAGGTGACTGCCCAACTGTAAAGCGGCGTACTGCTTTACGCGGCTTTCAAAATCCGCATTACTTTCATCATCTTGCTGGCTGTCGCCCTTGAAACTTGCCCATAGTTCCCGCCGCTCGTTGTCGCTGGCCGTGCCAGCCTTTACAACAAAGCCTGTGCCGTCCTTATATTCGGCTTCGCAGTAGCACACGTTTTTGTATTCGGAAATATCCTTGTCAACTACCAGTCCGGGCGCTGTGCCGCGTTCTTGAACAAACAAAACTGCGGTCAGCCCCTCTGTGCGGTCAATACCTTTGTACACCTCAAACGTCTGGGTCTTGGCCCGATAGTCAAAAACAATACGGTTACCAAGGCCAGCGTCCGTCAAAACGGGAATTATCTTTTTTAAAAGTTCCTCGCCGTACACCTCTGTCGCGGGCACGGTTTCAGGCAGGCCCTTACCAGCAGCCAGCAGCACCGGCAGCCCACGCAAATTGTTGCGTACAACGTTGTAAACGTCAGTCTCCACGTTCACAACGCTGGCCGATGCTGCCACTATGCGCCGATTCAGTCGGTTGTTCAAGCTGTAGCCGTTCAGCGTGATTTCTCCGTTGTCGCTGTCAAACTGTACCTCTGCTACTTCGTAAGCTAATCTGCGCTCTATGATGTACAAAACTGCGTCCAGTTCTACAATAGAGATACTGTAATCGTCCATCGGTAGAACCAACGTAAATTTTCCTACATCGTTATAATAGTCCGAAAACTCGCTGCTGATGGCGTGGGCAATTTCGTGTCGGTTGCTAAGGTCATGGGAGAACAGCTCTAATCTCATATTACCGTTACACCCGCACTTTCTTCCGAGAACGAAACGCTCATCTCAACGTTTTCAAGCCCGCTGTCCGCAGTAGGTTTCCACGCATTATCGCCAGTGTGAATTCTGTACAGTGTGCTTTCAAGCGTAAGTGCGCCCCGGCAGTCGCCGTCCTTAGAGCTTGTGACCGTTGTCTTTCCGTGTGATGTCTTGATAACAACACGCTCATCTTTCACAAGCGTTTTTTCCAGCCGCAGCACTTCACCTGTTAGCATGTTTTCAATGCCTACGTTTGTTGCCGTCTCGCCAATGCAATTGATTTCCAACCTAAACGGCACATCAAACTGACCAAAATTCTGCAAAACAATGTATTTCAGCACAATGACTTTGCCGAAATAATACGTTTTGCTGATATTCCATGGGAATTTAAAACCTTCTTGCACGCCGCGCAGCTGCATTGCCTTTCGTTCGCCGCTTTCCCAATACGGGTAGGGGGCAAGCAGGCCAAGCTGAAACGGCGCACCGCGTTTTGATGCGCCAATGGTAGGCGATGCCGTTACAATAACGTCTATGTGCCAGTCTCCGGCATATAACACCCCTGTCAGGTCAGGTCGTACAACGGTCATAAGCGCGTCTTTCAGCGCTTGTACATTGTCGCCGATAACTCTTCCATTGATGGTAATAGGCCGCGTCTGAATGGCCTTAGTCTGCACCGTAGCGCCTACCTGGCCGATGCCCTGCGCCGTGTTGGCAGTGACCGAAATTGTATCAATGCCATCCGGCTTGCTGATAAGATAACCATGCGCGTAGTCAAACACGATAGACTGCCCCAGCGAGTTGACGTATTTAAAAGTTTTGCTTAAAAAACTCATAACGCCCACCTCGCCCGCTGGAAATACGCCGCTGTGCTTGCTGCCAGTTCAACCGGTGTCTGCTTTGCCGCGTAAATTGTCTGATTAACTGTAAAGCTGCCCCCGCCGCTGTTGCCGCGCCGGTAAGCATCCGCTTCATCGGCAGTCAGCACCATCTCTCCGCGATGCAGGTTGGCAACATAGTTGTTATACGGTACATAATCAAGGCCGCCTGCGTGGCTTCCATCTGTGCCACTACTGTTGACATCCACATTAACAGAGCGGTTTCCGAACAGGCTGTCCCACAAACCATTGAACCAGCTGACAAGGCCGTCCCAAGCTGCCGAAATGCCGTCAATAATGCCATCAATGACCGCGTTGCCCATCTGCATTGCGCCTTTTACAATGTCCGGCAAATGCTCTATAAAGTAGGTCAGCAGGGTTTCCACGATAGATGCAGCGGCAAGCATAATATCCGGCAAGTGTTCCGAAACGCCCTCTACAAACGCAATCAGCATTTGTCCGGCAGTGTCAAGCATCTGCGGCAAGTTCTCATTCAGCTTTGAAACCAGCGTTAAGACGATTTGCAAGGCCGATTGTGCAACGGTCGGTAGCATCTGATAGATGCCGTTTCCAAGCACGGTTATAATCTGAATTGCCGAATCAATAAGCTGCGCCGCGTTTGCGCTGATTTCCGTAACAAGCGTCTGCACGATGTTCACGGCAGACTGCGCCAGCTGCGGCAGGACAGTTTCTATCAAGCCGGGCAACTCTGCCATGATGGGAGGGACAAGGCTCTCTATCAGCTTAGCAGCGCCGTTTAGGGCAACTTCTATGCGAGGGATGATGTTACTTGCCGCTGTAGTTGCGCTATCCACAAAGTTGCTGATAAGCTGCTCAAAATTGGCATTATCGTCCGCAACACCTGTGACAAGGTTTGCCCATGCGGCTTTTGCGGCGCTCAAGCTGCCAGAAATCGTGGTAGACGCTTCTTTTGCCGTTGTGCCGGTGATGTCGTACTCTGTCTGAATATCATGGATTGCAAGGATAATATCCGAAAAGCTGTCAATGCTGTAATCTGTGTATTTACCTTGTGCCGCATTGAGCTTGTTTGCATCATCCAGCAAGCGCTCCATTTCTTCTTTAGTGCCGCCATAGCCCAATTTCAGGTTATCCAATAACTGGAATTGTCCCTTTGCAAAGCCATTGTATGCGTCTTGTACGCTATCGGCGGAGCTGCCGAATTTGTTCCAGTTGTCGGCCATGTCAGATACAGCCATATTAGACAATTCCGCTGCCTGTTCCGTATCTCCGCCCAGACTGGACACAAGCGCAGCTGCATAAGATGTTGCTGTCGTCATGTACTCATTGGCCGTCATGCCAGACGTTTTATAGGCATCGGCCGCATACTGCTGCACTTTGGCTGCGCTGTCTTTGTACAACGTTTCCACGCCGCCTACAAGCTGCTCATAGTCCGCATAGCTGTTTATCGTAAGCGTTGTAAGCGCCGATACTGCCGCCGCGCCCGCTGTGGTAGCGGCAACGAATACTTTCGCAACGTTCGTAGCAACGTTAAAGATGCCTTTTCCAACTGTTGAAGCGGCTGAACCAACCTTTCCGAACAGTCCCGTTAATCCGCTTGCGCTGCTTTTCGCATTTTTCAAGCCTTTCTCGTATTCGCTGGAATCCAGCGAAATTTTTGCAAAAAGGTCAAATACGTCCACTTACTCGCTCACCTCCTGCCGTTCTTTTGTTTTCAACCCATGCCGAGCCGCAAAGTCTTTGAAATCCGCCTGCACCTGTTCCGGTGTCCGCGTATCCACTTTGGGCGGGTGGATAATGTCAATATATCTCGCTGGCCTGTCCGTTACGCCTGTCACCGCTACCACAAGGCTCCACGCACTGTCAGTCATGTACACCTTGTACAGCTGCTCTTCAAAATCAGCTTTTAAAGCGTAAGGCAGCGCCGACACAAGCGCCTTTGCGCTCAGTTTCGGCATTTTAAGCAAAACAGGAATTACTTGTTCTGCCCGCCACCGAGATACGATTTGAAAAAATCAACAAACCCCTTATCGTTCAACAGGTCGTAAACTTGCTTGCAGGTAATAAGGAAATTCTGTTTGCCGATTTCTTCCACTGTCAGGCCGTTAAACGGTGCAAGGATTGCGTACACATCCACGCGGTGCTGCTTCAACGCAATGTTCAGCAGTTTAACGATTTTCGCAAGGCCAAAACGCTGCATTGCAATACGAGTCGTTTCGCCCTTCGGCATCGCTTTCTGCATCTCTTTCACAAGCGCTTCATCATCGATCAGGTTTGTGATGGGCTGCGCGATTTGCAAAACGACTTCCAGCGCTTCATCAGTGCTAAGTTCAGAAAAAATTCGCATTAGGCTTCATCCTCTCCGGCCTTGATATACACCTCGCACGGCACAGTGTCCTGCGCGGTGATGGAGTAGTGCGCCGTGTATTCAAAGCTCATCTGGCCTTTTTCCTTGTCGCCCGTCTGCAAGCTGAAACCGCCGGTAGACAGCGTATTCATCATGTGAATGGCGCAGAAACCGCCGTTCGTAGTGCCGTGCTTGTCAGAGTAATCGCACAGCAGCCACAAATCGGTAAAGTCGCTGTCTTTCAGGTCGTTGCGCGGCGTGATTTTGGAAGCTTTGGAAGTGGTTGTTTCATCTGCTGCGCCAAGCATACTTTTTACATTGGCAGGGGATGCCGAAACATAAGTGCCACTGCACTTGACATCCCAAGATTCAATCTGCTTCAGCTCTTTCATGTTCTTGGGGCAGTTGTCGATATCCTCGCCGAAGTCGGTAAAGCTGGGCACAGCCGTAAAGTTGATGCCGCCGGTCGTGGCGCCCAGCAGCTCACTTTCTTCCGGCGCAGTACCGGCAGCTGGGTCAAACGTAGTTGCAAGATAGCCCGCGTTCAAGACCAGTTCTTTAAACGCAGATTCAGGAATACGAGTAAATTTCATGCTTTCACCTCAATTTAGGCATAAAAATTCGGCGGTCACGTTTATGTACCGCCGTTTTAGGTTTTTGTCTGTGTCATCTGCCAGCGATTGGCAGAACGGGGAGCCGCGTTTTAACCAAATCAAGCCGCCATCTACCGGCAGCGTCACGCCGCCAATGCCCAGCGCGTCAGAAAGCTCAAGCGCCTTTGCATTGGGCACTGCTTCGCTCGTGGTATGGAACCACATGTTGACCGTCAGCGATACCGCCCCGCCGCCCCATGCGTCAAACACAGCATCATATGTCAGGTATGGGAGTACAGCGTCATCTGGCACGGCGTTGCTTGCGTAAGCGGTCATAAACCGTCCGAAAAACTGCTGTAATGCAGCGCCCTTTGTCATGTAGGCAATCCCTCCCGCAACCGTTCAGCCGTAAAACTTTTAAGTCCGTTCAGTATCGGGGAAGCACTTGCAGGGGCTTGCTTTTCTTCTGGGCGGCGCGTGACCCGGAAATATGCCCCGGTAGTCAAGTCCTTGTATACGCTGCCGTACTCGATGGGAACATCTTTCCGCACAACGCCGGTATATACGCTGGTCACGCCCTCTGCTTCTGCACGGCGGGCCTCCAAACTGCTATCCAGCGAAACGAAATTGTCAAACTCCGCGCCCTCTCTCCACTCGGTAGCATAGCCGCCTTCTCCGTCAGGCTTTGTCAGCTTGTCCATGATGATGCAGCTATGCGAAAAATCATCTAAAAGGCTCATAGCTTTCTCCATTTGTTCAGCCGAGAAGCAAACACGCCCTGCCAGCCCGTCACAGAGCCGCCAGAATTGCCGTTTGTGCTCGACTTGGTGTAACTGTACCCGGCAAAGCTCTCACTTTGAAACGGGCTGTTTGCGGCGTTCTCGTACTGCGTGCGCCACGCCTTGATTTCTTCTTCAAGACGCAGAAATTCGGTAGGCACGGCCATGGCCCAGATAGCCCCGTCAAACGTTTCATCTCTTAACGAGCAGTTGCCGTATTGATACACCCCATCGTTCAGAACGCTGCCCACAACGCGGAAATACTGTCCGGCACGCAAAAAAGGGAGCGCAATGCTCCCGCCCTTGATGCTGAACTCGCCCAGATGGACGCCATTCTGTGTGACAAACCAGTTCCGGCACTCCCTCATCAATTCTTCAAGCATTGCACTCCCTCTTTTTTACTGTACTGCCTTGACAGTTTTTGCGCTCCGGGTTTCTGCGGGCGTAATGGCGGCAACGGCGATACCGTCCAGGTACTCTGCCCACAGCTTCATGCCCATAAGAGCGTACATATCGCCAGTTGCGCGGCTGTAGTCGCCGTCAACATGCACGCCAATCAGGTTGGTTTCGCCCTCGACGGTATAGTTCAGGCCCAGCTTGGCGAAATCGCTGTCGGCGGGGTCGATGTAGTACAGGTCGATGTTCTCCACAGGGACGGCAATAACCTTGTTGCGGGCGATGTACTTTGCGGGCAGCAGGAACAGAGTAGAGTAGCCCATGAAATTCTGAACATAGGTCAGGCCGAAGGCGGTCTGCGTGGTGATTTCCTTGTCGCCCAGATAGCCGTAGAAGTCCAGAATGTTGGCAAAGCCGACAACCTCGGTAACATCACGGTCCATGCTGGCGAACTTGTCCAGCACGTTGCCCTTTGCCAGAGCAAGACCCTGCTGCCAAGTGGTAGCAGTTACAGCCAGAGAGCCGGTGTTCAGGAAGGTGTAGAAGTCGCCCAGAACCTTGTTCTGCAGGGCGACAAGGAACGCCTCGTCGGTCTTTTCGACGGCAACATCTGCGCCGTACTTGGCGACAGCCTCAACGGACACGCTCTTAGCATACTTGGCAATCTCAATGTCGCCGTAGGTTTTGGGCGCAACCTTCATCTTGGTCAGCGGAATCTCATCGCCCTCGGCAACGGACGTACCGCCAGCCAGAGTGCCGTCAACAGCGGCCTCATAGGAGACCAGCTTTGTGCCGGGGGCCTTGCGGATGGGGCGCATAATGCCCATGATGGTGCGCAGCGCGTCCCAGTTCTTGCCAAAGCGGGTGACAAAGTCAACCTCGCGGGCATTGACAGTAATCTGGGCGGCGGTAGTCAGGTTAGTTTTTGCAGCCATATTTTGGCTCCTTTCTGTTAATCGTCAGATTCGTTTTGCATGAGGTTTACAAGCGCAGCCTGACGCTCTGCGGTGGACAGTACATAGCGGCCCTTATCGTCCGTCTTGTAGATGTCCTCCCGCGTCAGTGCCTTGCCGCCATCGTTGGCAGGGGGAGTAGACGTGTCTGCGCCTTTGGTGATGCTCTTGGTGATGTACTCGCCATAATCGGTCTTGAGGCTCTTTTCAAGCGCAGCAGCGTCTTTAATAGTGCCCTTGTCATCCAATTCCAGTTTGTCAAGCAGGCCATCTCCCTTTGCAAGGCGTGCAACAGAGGAAATCCGTTTTTCAGAAATGCCGATTTTTAGCAGAACGTCGGACAGCGCCTTTTCTTTGGCAGCCGTTGTTTTTTCAGCGTCTACGTTGGCCTTGTAGTCCCCGAAAGCCTTGTGCTCTGCTTCATACTTAGCCTTGTAACCGCCGTCGCCCTGCGCTTTCAGGTCGTCCAACTCCTTCTGAACGCCCGGCAGCTTTTCTGCATCGGCTTTATACCGCGTGACGTCGTCCTTCAGCGGGTCAACAACGCCCAGATGGAGCGCCACCAGCTGATTTTCGATTTCGTCAGTGCAGCTTTCGCCAATGATTTTACGGATTTCAGCGCGTGTAAATTTTGCCATGGGGGTTCTCTCCTTTTCTTCGGTGGCGGTTCTTCGCCATTTGAGTTTATTTATTCAAAACAGCAGTGCTTAGCTGTTTTTGCGTATAAAAATAGCACCTGCCGCAAACGCGGTAGATGCTAATAAAAAGAGCCGAGAGGCTTATTTGCCTTTCAGCTCGGATTCAATTATTTTCTTGTACTGGTCTACATGGTCTGCGACAGCGGGCGTGATGTACGGTTTAGCGCGTTGTCCGTGCGTCAGATGCCAATCGCCGTTTTCGTCTTGATACGTCCACGGCATTTGTCTACCTCCGGGATAATAAACGCCTGTGCCGCATTCCACATAAACCGCATACTCGCTGTTTGTGCCGATGTACGCGGCTTTTTCGCTGTCACTGACCGTATGTGTAATGCTGTTGCGCAGGTTGCCTGTGTCGACGGGGCACAGCTTTTTTGCGTACCCCTCGCCCACAAGCCCGCATTTTTCCAACGCCCGCTGGCAAGCGGATTCCAGCGCTTCCAATACCTCATCGCTGTGGTCTTCAAGTGTGATTTTCATCGTTTTCTAAGCGCATAACAACGCTATATTCATCCATAATATGGCATACCAGCGTTTTCCCAGTTCGAAGATTTTTGATGTCATCTTCTGTAATAATTACATCATCATATCCGAACATAGATATGTGCTTTTTTGCTTCATCAGCTGTGTTGTAAGCTGTAAACTTTTCACTTGATGTATCCCCTAAAAATCTTTTTATTGGGTTCATGGCTCTTACCTCCTACTTTTTAAGTGTGATTTTCATCGCTCAATTCTCGCTTCACCGTTCTTGTCTTTAACGATTTCATCTTTGTAAAATTCATCGTAAGACTGTACGGCTTTAGTAGGTGCTTTTTTTGTCAGCTTGTAACAAAATTCCGCTTCGTCGAAATAGTACCAATCCTTATTTCTCATAAAATATGGTTCGGTTTTCATTTTACAAGCCCCTTTCTTTCAAGCCATACCAGCATAGCCTTGCCAAGCTCGTTAGGCGCACCAAGCTGGCTGTTTGCAAATACCTCCGCAAAAAATTCTGCGTAATTTGTTCTTCCATACCGAGAAATATTATCTCCCAATTTGAAGTTTACATTAGCTTCTTTCGCAATGTCAAGTATTTCTGCGCAACACTTTTTTTCTGTGTCTGCCCATATCTTTTTATATTGCTTAAATATTGCCTTTTCCGTTTTCTTGCTATAGTCAATGGACGCTTTCAGCTTTTCAAGCCCATAATCTTCCATAGCCTTTTTTATGACAGTATTCTGTACCATGTGGCCATATTCATGCGTTACAGTGTATATTGATGCATTTTCCTTCAAAGCCGGCATTATATAGCCGCTTTCTATCTGAGACAAAGTTTCGGCAACATTGCTTTTATAGCTGTTAAAAGCTATGGGACACAAAGACAGACTTTGGTTTGTTGGGTCTGTGACTTTCGCACCTACGTATGCATCTGTCGCTCTGCCGCCTGATACGGAGCATATAGAGCCTGTGGACTTCTTAACAGCACCGAATGTTTGTTCGAGATTATGCAACTGCTTTGTGCAATCAATGGCGAGCCTTTCATCAACATTGCGAACAAAAGAATCCTCAACAAGGTTGAACCCAATATCATTTAGCAACGCCTCTTTGCAGTCTTGCATTGAATGCAAATTAAGTTCAGCTTTTTCCTTGACTATTGCTTGCTCTTTCTTCCACCCCGCCCATTCTGCATAGCTCATATCTCCCACAAGCACAGATTCTCCCGTTTCTGGGTTAATAGCGCGTCTGCCGCCGCTGCTTGTGTCTTCACCATCAACCTCTGCAATTTGGGTGCAGCGGCAGTTATACACAAGATAGCCCGGTGCGGAACTGTCTCCCGGATACATAAGCTCGTAACCGTCAACCTTAAACGGCTTGTCAACGTCTACTGTCTGGCCGTCAAGCATTGCATGGGCATGGCGTGTGCGGTTGTCCAGCGTTGCCAGCCATTGCTTTTTCAGCTTTATGCCCATGTCCTGCGCGGCGCGGTAAGTATCTAGTCGCCCCGCGTTCTGCGCTGCTGTGACCGCCGTTCTGGCGGTTCGAATAGCGCTTGCACGGCTCATGCCTTGCATACGCTGTTGCAGGTCGTTGGCGATTTTCGGTATGCTTTTGCCTTGCAGGATAGAGCTTGTCACGCTGCCTGTAATCTGTTGCTTGCCGTATTTCAGGTCTATGCCGCGCTGCAACGCCCGCTTTGGCGGGTAGTACGGCATCAAGTCTGGCTGTTCAACAATCAGACGTTTAACGGTCTGCTCATCCCACAGCGTAAAATCTGCTTTGTCGGAAACCTGCTCGATTTTGTAAGCAGAGTAATTGCGGTTCAGGCTGTAAATGCCCGGCGTAGCGTCATTGACGTAGTCCACAGCTGTTGCATTGGCATCGGTGTATCTTTCCGCCACTTTATCTCGCAGGGCTTCAAAACGCTTGCCGCGCCCTATCTGCGCAAGCCGCCATTGCTTATACTGCTGTTCGGTTATTTCGCCGTTTTTCAGCTTTTCTTGCATAGCAGCATCGCGCTTTTCAAACTTTTCAAAATACGTTTTCACGGTTTCGGAAAGTTCGCCCGCCGCTTGCTCGTATATTTTGGCAATGCGACGCTCCAACTCTGCAAGCCGTTCATCTGTTAGTTTGTGGGCATAATCAGGTTTTTTCACGGGTGTAAAGCTCCCATTTGCAATCAGCTGGAAGTTCCCCGGAAATTTCAAAATGGTCAAGCCGTTTCAGTTCTTTTTCCGGGATGTTGTCATCCACGTAAACCGGAGTAATGGTAAAATCCATCGGGTTTATTCCGTCAATGCGGATGGAATATTCCTTATTTTGTTCCATTCGGCTCATTTCTTGCCATAGGTGTAACGAAATCGGGATTTTTGGTTCTGTCAAGTTCCTCTGCCGCCTTTCGCCTCATCAAATCCTCGTACTGGTCTGCGTCTCCGAGGATGGTCAATAGCTTGCGCGTGATGTACTCGTCGTCGTAATATTCAGCTCCGAGTAAGACTGTCTGTGCCTCTTCCTTCTTGTTGATAATCTGGTTGCGCGTATATGTCGGATCGTCATCAAGCCCGGCAACCGCCAAAATGCCCTTGATGCAGCGCGTCACGCAGCTTTCAAACTTGTCCGTTTTCAAATCAAGCGGAACATAGCTTGCCTTAATAGCCGTTGCCGTCTGGTTTCCGGCGCTCACAGCAGATGCGTCAAACGCCTGGAAATCCGTGTACAGCTTTTTGGTCAGCATATCAATGGTGGCCTGCGTACCTTGGAACGGTGCTTCAATGCTTTGCGGCGTGGCTTTTGCGCCCTCTTCACCGTCAGCATGGGCGACATGGGTCGTCTTCAGACGCTCAATGAACTTTGTATCGTCCTGCTCGTCCATGCCTCCGCAGTTAGTCAGAACCCAGAAAATCAGGTTTCCCTCGTCAACGTTGTTTACCATGTTGGAGCTTGCAAGGTCGAGCGCGTCAATGGTATTCTGTCTCCCCTGTAACTCGCTGTGGGCCTGCTCTCCGTTTTTCAGCGGGATAATGGGAAATCCGGGATAATTCTCACCGTCATAAATTTCTGTGCCGTCTGCCTCGCTGGTGCGCAGCTTCAACTTGTAAGCGCGTTTCGGCTTGAGAATCGCCATATCATCGCTTTTGGGCTTTAGATACTCTGTATAGCCGTCAAGCTCGTACAGCGTGGCGCGCAGTGGCTTATTGTCTGCCACCTGCCAGAAACGGATTCCGGCTTTAATGGAGCCATCTTCCTCGTCGTACAGTGGAACAAATTCCTCTGCTGCGAACACCTGCACATGGTCGAGATTCCAGAACACGAAAGACTGCCCGTCAATCAAAGCATGGCGGGCAGCGTCCATAATATCTTCATCAAACGTCGCGCCAAGCGCCTTTTCTGTCTCCGGCTTCTGAAATGAAACGCCGTTGCCCAGCAAATACGAAACTTCTTGGTCTACGACCAAGCCAAAGAACTTGCTTGCTATCTTGTGATTTGCCGTGTACATGTCACGGTGCGCCTTGCCCTGCATGTCGTAGATGATTTTCTCGTATTTGTTGATTGTAGGGTTTTCTCCGTGGTAATACTTGTTGGCGTTCGCTGCAAGGCGTGTGCTATGGTCGGCCTTATACTCATTGATTGCGCCCAGGATGAAACTCATGCGGGCTTTTTCTTCCTCGCCAACCGCCGCAAAATCTTGGTATGTTTTCACGTCTTATCACCGCCTTTACACGAAAATGCTCTTGTATCTGGTTTCGGCGGTGTCTCCCGCCTTGTTCGCTGTGCTTTCCATCGCATAACGCACAGCGTCAATGTGATGGTTGTTGATGTCTGGATACCCCTCCAAAACTTCCCCCGTTTTCGCATCTCGCTCGTACTCGTACTCGCTAAACTCTTTTGCAGTGTCCGGACAACGTTCCGGGTCAATGACAATAGCTTCCAGCATTTGCAGCCACTTTGTGCCGTATCGAACCGATTTCGGCCCCTTGCGGGCTGGGAACGTCTTTACGCCGTACTTGTTATAGTCCGCAATAGATTTTGGCTCGGCGCTATCCGCGCAGATTTTGTCCTCACGCGTCAGCCCTCTATCCAAAAGCAGTTGCGCGGTGTCCCTATTGCTGGTTCTGCGCCGCGTTAGCTCGTCAAAGATGTACAGCGTGCTCCGCGCTGCGTCATAGTGCATCGCATTGTATGCCCATGGGTCAGGATACCAGCCCCAGTCAACGCCGCGCTTGATTCTGTCAAATGTTTTCAACTGCTCGTCTGTGATTGGTTGAATTTTCAGGTTTTCGAATACCGCTGTGCCGCTTCCGACAACCTCGCCCAGATACTCGTGTCGGTAGGCCGTTTCGTTTGTGCGCTGCAAGTATTCAGCATCGGCAAGAAACCGTTCTCCGAGCCATTCTGCGGGCGTTGTTTTATAGGTGGAATGATGTATCAGCTTTCCAGACCGCGCTTTCAGCGCGTACCCGTTTGCCCAGTTCCGCGCCATTGCTGGCGGGTTGAAACTCTTGAACGTAATGAACCAGTCGCCGCCGCGCAAGCAGGACTGCTCCACGTTTCGGATTTGCTCTTCACCGTCAAACTGGTCAAGCTCTTCAAACCAGCAGATACCGATATAACCAAACGGCACTTTAATTGACTTTACCTTGCCAGGGTCGTCAACGCCGAAAAAAAGCACCTTTTGCCCAGTTGGCAAATAGGTGCATTCCATCGGGGAGACTGTGCATCGAAAATTGTCGTGCAATCCAAGCTCATTGATAGCCCAAACGATTTGCGCATACACGCTTGTGCGCAGTGTGTTGCCGACCTTGCGGAAAACCGCCGCGTGGCATTGCGGATGCTTTAGCAGCTGCAAAATTAGCTCTATGCTAATATAGCTGGATTTTGTACTGCCGCGCCCGCCCTTTGCGACAAGCTCTTTTACATTGCCTGCCTTGATTTCACGGTGGACTTTTGCGAAGCAAGGGGAAACAACGCCAGATAGCTTACAAGTCATCTATGATTAGCACCTCGCTATCCTGCTGTTGTTCCGGCTTATCCTGCCATCCGAAATTTGCCCGCAAGCTGAACTGTGCGCCGCCTGAGCCGTCTTTGTCATACAATCTTTCTTCGGCGTACTGTTCGCAACGGGCCTTTGCACGCGTAATCGTGTCATTGAACTCTGGTTTGTTTTGATAATTCAAAAGCGCCTGCCTTGATGCAAAACCAAGTGCAAGCGCCAATCCTGTCACAGTAGGCGGCTTTTTATCGTCATAGATGATATAGCCGTTTTTATTTCGCATCGGTTCGCCGTTATCGTCTAAAAACGGCTTTCCTTTACAGGCTTCAAAGTAGGCATCAATCTTTTCTTGCATTGCCTTTACGCTTCTGTATTTAGGTGGTGCGCCCCCCGGATTTTTTCTTGATGCCACTTTATCACCTCGCTTTACAACACAAAAAGCCCACACAATTTGTGTAGGCTTATACCCCCAAAACCCCTTTGCGCCGGAGGAAAGCGCGTTCCCGCCCTACCGGTTTATGCTATGCCGGTCTCACCCGTTGCGGGGAGCAAATCCGCAACGTAGTTCAGCAGCACTTGTATTCCGCGCGCTTACCCGCGGTCTCTGCTTTGATGTTATGGGTTCCGGCGATGCGTAACTGCGTCAGTAACGGAGTCCGCACAAGCAGATGCCGGGCAGATTTTTCCAGGCTCTCGAAGTCCCGTTGCGACCTGCCATCGCGCCGCGCTCCTGATCGGCTCGCCGCTTTGCTTACAGCGTTCAGGTTATCTATCGCGTTTTGCCTGCGCCGGGCTTTCACCGGTGGGAGCGACCCAGCATTTGGCACGGGTGGAAGGTTTTGACCCCTCATCTTGCGGTTTTGGAGACCGCAGTTCTGCATTGAACTACACCCGCATAAGGCCCCGCATGTTACGCACTGTCAGTAGGCGTGCGGGGGTTGCCTATCTGGCTACCCCGGCAAGCGTACCTGACGGGTAACCCCGGTCAAGCGTACCTGCCGGGTATATAGCCAGAGTCATCGGCGTTGGTACTGCACATAGGTCTTGCACCTTTGCCACGCCGTAGCTTGCGGAGCGCAGCGCCCTTGCCGTATTGACTTGTCAGGCCAAGTTTGCGGCTGGCTATGCAGCAAATAAAATGCCGGTCTTTCCCGGCTGTCAGTATCGAGAATAGGAGGTTTTGCTATGAACTGTAATGTACCCTCTTTACAGTTCCCAGCATATTCATAATACCACTTGACAACGTCCCCACAGTTACCCTTTTTTCTTGTCCAAAAGCCAGAAAAATTTTCTTCTGCTTTCGTAAAACTGCCGTCTGCCGCAATACACAGGCTGGTATTCGTAAGCCGTTCCCTCTGTTACATTTTTCAACAGAGCGCACCAGTTTAAAGGGTCTGCTTCTCTTGCCGCGTCCTCAATGATTCGGACATCTGTGCTTAACTTTAGCGCTCTGTCCGCCTTTCTAGCTGTTGGGTCTGGCTTTCCGTTTCCGTGCGGCAAACCGTCATTTGAAACAGCATCAAGCCCTCTTGCACTAGCAATTTCCAACCGCATTTCAGTGTATCTTTTGCAAAAGTGCTTTAATTCAAGGTATCTTTCTTTTGAAATTCCATATTCATCTAGGTTGAGCGGTCTTTCTCTCATTTTTGCTCCTTTCTTCCATTTTCATGCAGCGCGGCAGCGTGCAAATATCGCCATTCTTCCACTCGCACGTCGCGCAAAGATGTTTGCGGGGTATTCATCAACTAGTTGCTGTTTTGTCATGGGGGTCACCTCCTGTGGTAGAAGTCATTTTAGAAGCCTCTTTATGATTCTATAACATGCAATGCCGATGCGGGTTACGACCAGCAGCGGCCAGAAAACAAGGACAATAACGTTGTCTGCGCCGTCTACGGTGTCCATTCGGTCTGTGTGGTTGATGTACAGGACGGCGAGCAGGCCGCACAGGTCGTAAACACAGACGGCGGCGATAGCAAGGATAATTGTCATAGGGTCACCTCCGGGGGTTTGTAGAGCGGCAGTTCTGTCCATGCGAGGACTTTTGCGTTAGTTCCGTTCGTAGGCTCACCGCCCCAATGGCCATTGAAAAATTGTCCACGATCCATTGTGCGGTACATGCAGTTGTAGTTACCATAACGGAAGTATTCGTAGTAGCACAGGTATTCTCCGTTTTCTTTAGGCGGATCATTCTGTGCATCGTGCCAAACTGTTGCTTTAGACTCCGCTTTGTATGGTTTAACCTGATATACAGCAGCAAGAGCATCAAGAACCCGCGCGCCAACTGGCGTATTTGATTTAAACGGCAAATGCTCGCCAATGCACCTCTGTCTGATTGCTTTTAACGCATCGCCGCGCAAAATCAAATCATTGTTGTCATATTCTCCATTTATCATTTTATCTTTTGCCTTTTGGATAGCTTCAGCAAGCTTATCTCCATCAAGTACAATGCTTTTCATCTGTGTTCACCATCCTTTTGCCGCATTCCGGGCAAAAATTATAAGCAGCGAAAGAAATTGCATTACAGGCTGAACATACAACATTTTTGCTTCCGCCGCTATCGCTTATCCAATGCGCCGTAGGCCGCATGGATTCCGGGTCGATTGTCGGAATTGCTTTCAGCCATTTAGCAAAATACTTTAACTTTACAATGTCTTTAGTGCACCGAATTGCGTTATCCGATTCGCCTAATTCATCTGCTTTTCCATGCAACATCATAATGTCTAATTCTATATTCTTTAGAATTGGCACTACATCAATCAGCCGCACCGGTTCTTTCGGCTGGCTTGCTCCCGGAATCGGGCAGCCTATTGTTGTACTCATTCTGCTACCTCCTCTAGTTGCTCGTTCTCAGATTTTTCAGCATATCATCTGTTAAGTACAAGGCCGCCCCGGCGTATACATCATAGTTTGTACCATCTTCATAAATCTTGCGGTCATAGTAATACTCAATATAGCTGTGGTTTTCTTCTGATTTTCGTATTGTAACGAAGTCTATTCTGTCTTCAATGTTATTTCCGTTTAATACGCCGTAGCAAATATAGTTTTTGTGTCCGATAACACCCCCGTATCCATTCGTTTCCATTTGTGTTGTTATATAGGCGTACAAGATTTCCTGCTTTGCCGATACGGTTTTCTCTTCAACCACCGGATTTTCTTTGCAGGCACATAGCAGAGCCGTCAAAACAAAAGCAACCGCCAATACCAACAATCTTTTTTTCATTCGGATACCTCCTCTTTCCAGTATTTGCGGTAGCAGTCGTCGCAGCCTTTTCCATTTGTGCATCCAATGCTTTCATCAATGGCGCAAGGCTTAATACACAAAATTCCATCATCTTCATCTATTGCTGCATTAGGAAACAGTTTCAAAAACTCGCTCTGGCGGGTTTTGACGGGGTGGTCTTTCGCCCATTGCTCGACTTTTGAAACTGTTTTCTCAATTTCCTCAATGTTTTCAACTGAAGTGTCGTCGAGCACAGCCATGCGCCTGACCATGCACATGCCCTTTTTACAAACAGGGCATTCCCTGCACTGTAGATTTTTGCATAATCTGCTTGCCGTCTTGAAAAATTCAACTGTGTCAATAGTATCACTCCTTATCCAGCCCGCGGGCTACATACTGCCCATAGGTCAGGCCAAGGGCGGCAGCTTCGCGGGTACATTGCTCAATGGGTTTTATGGTTTTCTTCAGGCAGGGATGCGTGGCGGGTTTCTTGCTTTTTTTCAAAACACCGGCATCCCTGCGGCGCTGGTAGGATGCCTGCGCACTTTTGATATTGCGCTTGTGGATGCAGGAATCGCAATAGCGCTTTGTAGGCTGTACGTCCCACATGATTTTCCCGCAGGTCTTGCAAAATTTTGTTGTGGTCATAGCGGCTCCTTTGTTTGTGGTGCTTCAATGCCGATGCTTTGCAGCGTTACCTGCGCCAAGAGGTCGGCAAGCTGGTCATTGCGGTACTCGTTGTATTTATCAGCAACGGGGCCGGTCATTGCATCCTGAATCCGTTTCAGGGTGCGGGAAGAAAGACCGACCTGATAGCATGCCAGCAGACACAGATAGGTGGCGCAGGTGGCAATGTCGTTGCGCTCCTTCATGACAGCCTCCTGCGCACGGCTCTGGATGCCCTGAATTTTAGCTTCTGCATAGGCGTCTATGGCTTTTTGCATGGCCGGGGTGGGATGAAGTCTGGCTTTCATGTCTCTCAACTCTTTCCTGTTTTGTACAATCCGTATTTTCTAACATCGCGGCGGATTTTAATTCCGCGCTCTACATCTGCCGCGTCCGCTGCGGCATCTGCAAGCCGCTGTGCGCGGATTTTTTTCAAGCATGGCCGTATACTCGCCGTAGCGATTACAAGCGCTGTGGCAGTGCGCATGGCGGTCTTGGCAGTCTTTACACGGGCTGTTCATGTTGCGATTTCCTCCAATGTGATTTGCTCCTGCGAAAAGTCGAGCATTTTTTCTTTTGCAAGAAAATAAAACTTTCTGTCAACCTCAAAACCGTAACTGTCGCGCCCGCATTCATAGGCGGCGCGGAGCGTAGAGCCGGAACCGGCGCAGGGGTCAATCACAACATCGCCGGGGTCTGTGAAAATTTCGATCAGGCGTTTCAGCAGGCTTACCGGCTTTTGGGTGGGATGAATTTTGGGGTATTCCTTGCCGGAATCGCGCCGCCACTCGAACCAGTTATAAACCATGTGGCCGCCGCCGTTGAATTTGGGGAGCTTGTCGCGGTAGAGCACGACGGCGAACTCAGTAGCGCCGACGATGCGCATATTGGCTTTGAGCACCTGAGCCGAGTAGTTTTTGACGAAAAACAGCGGATAGGATTTCTTAAATCCGTACTGTTTCCCCCATTCAGCGATTTCCTGCATCTGCTCAAATGCGCAGAACACAATCATGGCCGGAGCCTTGCCGCGCTCCTTCGGCTCTTTGATAAGCAGTTTTGAACAAAAGTGCATATATTCGGCGATCTTGAAACGGCCATCGGTGTTGAAAAAGTTCTTTTTGGCGAGCTTGCTCTCTCCGTTTTTGTTATCGCCGCCGTTGTACCAGACTGGGTTGCTGGCGTAGGCGTTTTCTCCGATGTTGTAGGGAATATCAGCAATTACAAGCTGGGCGTGCGGAATGCCATAGCACTTGTAGTTTTGAAAATTATCATGGTAAAGTTCGCAGATTGGCATCTGCTTCATCCTCCAATTCTTCAATGAAAATTTCGGTGCGTGGTTTTTTTTTGTCGTACATCACGCGGGAGCCGTCCACGCTGGCGATGATGGCGTTATTATCGTCTGCAAAGATTTTGGCGGCGACAAGGGTGTCATGGGCAGCTTCCATTAAGTTCGTGAGGTCTACTTTGCGGCGGGTCGGCATGTAAAACACTGTGGCGACGCGGTAGCGGCCTGACAGCGGGGCTTTTGGCTTTGGGGTGAGATACCACATAGCGGCCTGTTCGTACTTCTTGTACTGCCTGCTGGGGGCGATGAACGGTTTGCCGGTTCGGTGATTGGTAAGTATCTGCTGGGAGTTCTTCTTTGTGATAGGGGGCAGGGAGATAATATATTTTTGGATCATAAGCTGCCCCACTATTCTGCCATTGCAGTTGCAATCCCGGGGAAGGTCTTGCTCCTGGCTTTTGCGGTTCTTGGGTCATCCCAACCTAAAATTTTACCATCTTCATCTGTTGCGAAGCAGGCATATGCACCTACGCTAACCCCGCCTGGAAGGATTTCACCCGGGTCAACTATCTTCGTTGGGGTAAGAGATGGCAGATTTTTTAACCACAAGCATGTGGCTTTTCGGGCGTGCTCTCCGAACTGGAACGGTTGAATAATACAGTCTGGTTTCCGAAAACGCCTTGACATATATCCGACAGGGTTTTCAACTGCGATTTTTCCAACGGGAGCATTAATAAAAGACATAAAGAACGCAACAGCGTGTTCCCGCTTTTCGGCTCTTTTTCTTGCCTTATCGCCGTATTTTTCAATGCTGAACCATCTGTTCCCAGCAACGGTAAAATATGTGCAGGGCGAATGCGCAATCAGCAAATCCCACTTTCCAATGTCATGCGTCACACCGTCCATCGTTGTGATTTGCCCCCCATCAACGGCCTTTAGGGCATCGCCTAAAATATGCCATTCCGGGTATCCACCTGACGGTTCCTGAATGTCGCAACTGTACGCTTCATGTCCGCGTCCTCGGAACGCCTTGCATACTGTCTGCGATTCTTCACAGGCAACTAATACTTTCACGGTACAATCTCCTTTACTTTCGCGTAATACTTCTCGCTGTACCAGATTTCCGTCAGGCGGGGATTTTGGGTGTAGCCTGCAGTGCGCAGGGCGGCTTCGGCGTTCCAACGGGTGGAATACAGGCGCTTGGAGTGGGTGAGGTCTCCAGTAGAGCGGGAATAGGTGATGATTTCATACTTCATCGGTGTGCAGGGCCTCTTGCAGGTGCTTTTGCGCACTGTCCATAATATCTGCGGCCTTTTCAAGTTTCTCTTTAGCGACGCTGCGCAGGTTGGTTGCATAGGCAAGCTCGGCAAACGCGAGCTTGAGCAGAAAATCTTTATCAGTCATAGTCCGTCATCTCCATAAAACGTTGATAGGTTCCGTCAAAGGCGATGTGCAAATCGCCTGTAATGCCGCGCTTGTTCTTGGCAAGGGAGAAATAGTATTCGGTTTCGCCTTTGCCCAAAAGGATGATTGCATCTGCGTCCTGTTCTATCTGGCCGGATTCTTTGAGGTCCTGTACCTTCGGTGCGTCCACGCCGCCGCGGTTTATCTGGGCAAGCGCCACCACAAGGCGGCCTGTTGTCTGGGCGAGGGTGTGCAGCTGCATTGAAATGTTTGTGACCACCTCATACCGGCTGTTGCCCCTGCCGGGAATCAATTGTAGATAATCCACGATGATGACATCCGCCTGCTTTGCGGCTGCGGTAGCCGATACCCATGCGACATTTTGACCGCCTGCATTGATGAGCCATAGCGGCAGGCTGCTGATAGTTGCGCACGCCTTGGCGTATTCTTCATCCTGCGGGGCGCGGCGCTTAAAGGCGATCTCCTCCATCGGGATAAGGGCAAAGCAGGAAATGAGCTTATCAAACAAGCCGACCTGGTCTGTCTCATAGGAGAAGAAGCAGACCTTTTTGCCGTCTTTGGCAAATTGCAACGCCATCTGCAAACCGAGCGCGGTCTTGCCTGCACTGGGTCTGCCGCCTACAACGACCATCTGCCCGGGGCGGATAGAACAGCGCCTATCCAACGCGCCAAGCCCTGTCTTGATGCTGTGGTCTGTCTTGTCGTTCTGCTCCATGAGCCACTTGCCTGCGACCTCTGCAACGGCCATGCAGCGGCTGTCAACGCTGTCCTCTGTGAGAACGTCAGAGAGGGCCGCAGACAGGCCGCGCATGTCATCGACACTCTTTCCGGCTTCTGCAATTTGAAGGCCAATTCGGGCGGCTCTGCGGCGCTGAGAGGCATCCTTGACAGCGGCAACGAATTTGCGGTAACCGCTGATAGAGGGAAGTGATGCAGCGCATACTGCGGCGGTCTCGCGGTTCTTCATGAGCACATAGTCATCCTGTGCAAAGTACCCGCGCGTCGTGTACATTGATTTGATCTCGGCAAATGTGGCGGCGCAGGCACCGTCCGCAAAATCGCTTTCGCTTATGTGGTCGATGCAGTAGAGGATGCTGTCCGGCGCGTAGACCATTGCGCCGATAACGCATTGTTCCGGTGTGGGGCTCAATCAATCCACTTCCTTTCCGGCGGGGCCGTCTGCTGGCGGCTGCGCTCCCATGTACGCACTGCGGCTTTCCAGTCTTTCATTTGGTTCTTGCCTACCTTCCAGCCCTTGCTTGTGTAGAAGTCGCAGAATTCACTGCCATCAATGCCGTTATGGCGCTCCTTACAATAGGCGTTGACTTCTTCAGGCGTAGGGGGAACAAACCGCTTTGAAACGGGCACTCCCTCGTCCCCCTGTGGGGGATTATAGGGGGTATTCTTAACTTCTTTATTCTTCTTTATATAAGGGTCTGTGCCCTCACTGTGCCCTCTCTGTGCCCTCTGTTTGCCCTCGTCTGTGCCCGTGCATTGATAGTCGTTGTAGTTTTTTACCGTGAATACGCTAAATTTTCCACACGGCAACTGTGCCACTTCCTGTGTCTCTTTTAGGTGGTTTATTGCAGTGCGAACCTGTTTGACTGTTAATCCGGTGTCGGTTGCAATTTGACGGATAGAGGAAACTGCCTGACCGGGTTCTAGTTGGACGCCTTTGTAGTAGCACGGCTCATAGCAAGCCAGAAACAGCAAGTGCAGAAACACGCATTTTGTGGGGGTATCGGTATACCAGCCCCACTTCATCATGCGGCGGTACAGCTTTATGTAACCCTCGTTTGCCATTTTTCAACACTCCATGTAATACTCAGCGACACGGCAAAGCCGACCATAGCGGTTGCGGCGGGTGACCATGCGGGAGGCTACCGGGTAGCCTTTCCGTTTGAGGTCGGTGATGCGGGAGGCAAGGCGGCTGCACCCGAAATCTTCCAGAGCGTCCAGGGCGGTAAGTGTGCCGCCGGATTCCAGCACGGCGAAAATCCGGTCTATCTGGGAGGGGATGCGTTCTTTCTCGTCATTCATGGCAGCACCTCAGAACGGCAAATCGCCGTCATCCTCAATGAGGGCATAGTCTGCATCGGGTTCGCCCTGCGTGCGCTGTGAGGGGGCTGCGGGACGCTGTGCGGCGTTCTGCGGGGCGGGGCTGGTACTTTCCTTACTGCCGCAAAAACTCACGTTCTGGGCCACGATTTCAACGGCTGTGCGGTTCTGGCCATTCTTGTCCTGATTCTGCCGGGTCTGCAAGCGCCCATCAATGGCAATGAGGGAGCCTTTGGGGAAGTATTTGCAGATGAATTCGGCAGTCTTGCCCCAGGCGGTGACATCGAGCCAGTTCGTTTGGCTCTGGCCGCTGGCATCCTTATAGCCGGAATCGTTGGCGATGCGGAAGGAACAGACGGACTTGCCGCTGTTTGTACTCTTTAGTTCCGGGTCTTTGACCATGCGGCCAATGATAGCAACAACATTCAACATAGGTTAGTCCTCCAAGTAGTTAATATAGAAGCGGCGGCGAAAGTCGTCGTGATCCCAATGGTAGTAGGCTTCTGCAAGCAGTTGGCCTTGTTTGTGGTAGTGGTCTTGCAGGTCGCCGCTTGAATGAATGGCGGCGTGGCAGCCTGGGCAGACGTTAATCCAGAGGCCCAGGGCCTTGCTGGCCTTGCGGCGGCTTCCGCCGTAGATTTCATGCCGGGCGGTGTCTCCAAAGCGGTGGCAGTGATAGCAGCGGAACGACTCATGCACGAACAGCGACGGTGCATAGCCGTTCTTGTCCAGCTTTACACCGAATTCATTGCGGGTCATCTTCTGTCAGTCCTTTCAGTTTTGCGATTTCTTCCGGGGTCATGGTGGGGATACCCTGCTGCTGGCATTCCTGCACGATCAGTTCAATGAGGCGGTGCATCTGGGTGCTATCGAACACGGACGAGCCGTACCAGCATTGCAGGTTGCAGAAGGTTCCCTGCGGGGTGGGCATGTCATCGATCTTGCGAACCTGCCAGCCCTCGCCCTTGCTCTCCCAACCGTTTTTGAATGCCTTTGCAGCATCGGCGCGGAGGGTGACAAGGGCGGAGCTGCCGCCGATGTCGCGTATCAAATCGCGGTAGATGTCCAGTACAGGGCGGTTGATTTTGGCGGCAAGCTGGTTCATGAGCGCCCAGGCATAGGCATTTGCGGACAGGCTGCGCTTTTGTGAGGCCGTGCCGATGACGGCGGCAAGGGGCTTGCCCTCGTCAATGACGGCGCGGGCTTTATCGCAGTCAGATTGGGAACATTCCAGCGTAATTGTGTTGCCGATAACAACTGCTGTCTTTATGGCAATTTGCTGCTTCATTTCTTGTGTTCAAACTCCTTTGCAACGCTGCGCCAATCATCATCGGTGAAGTCCTTAAACAACTTGCCAATAAAGGCCTTTGCTTCTGTTTGGACTGTCTTTTTGTCCTTACCGGTTCGCTGTGCATATCCTGCCAGCGCTGTTGTTGCCATGTCCTTTACGACCTGTGCGGTAACTTCTGGCGATGCTGTGACCGGCTGAGGTTCTTCTTCATAGCGCTCTTTAAATTCATCTGCTTCACTGTCGGAATAGATGCCGTCAAACGCAAGTTTGCAGATTTTTAAAACAACACGGTCAAACAAGCGTTTGTATGCCATCGCATAAGGGTAAGCATTCTTACAGTTCTGCGCGGATGCTTCGCCAACTTCGTAAAGCCCCTGCTGCTTGTTGGTGTAAGTGAACACAAGAGAGTTCCCGTATCCAGTTTTATCAACGGATACGCAATCCGGGTTGAACTTGTCTTTTTCCGGCATGTTATCGTTAATCTTCAAGCAGGCGTTGTGGCTGATAATCAAGCCGGTGTACCTCATTTTCCCGGTTTTGGTTTCGTTCATGAGAATCCAGAAGTCTGCCTCGTTGAGGTAGGGCCGTTCCTGAATGGCCTTTATGGCTTTGGCACGGCTGGCAAGGTATTTCGCGCTCTGCACGACAGGGATTTGTTGCCGAGTCTTGAGAGAACATTCAGAAGTTTTTTCGTTAAACATCAAATAGATTCTCCTTCCGGGTCGGGGGTGGTGAGGTGGATGCGGTAGCAGGAATCTGGGCAGGTGATGTCTGCTTTTGCGATGCTGGCAAACTGGAGGATGGGGGCGGTCAGCTTAGTGCCGGCAATGGTGGCGCGGTAGTCTGCGAAGCGGTGTGAGATGGAACCACGCACCGGAACGGAGAAAGCGTCTGCCAGCGCGAAAAGGTCGCGCGGATCATAGACAAGAATGTCACCGCCGAGGATGATATTAAACGGCCGTTGCCCGCGCGGCTTGCTGCGGATCGCTGCAGAGGCCGCGAGCAGCGGAGAGAGCGTTTTGAGCAAGTCTTTCAGTTCCGGCGCGGAAAGCGGGTTGAACAAGGTTTTCATTTAGTAGTCCTCCATACAGCGGCAATCTTCCCATGGGTCGTCCTCTTGGACATCCTCACCGGGGAAGTCATCGGGGTTGTAACACATATCACAGCCGATAATTTCGGTACCGAATTTCACGGGGATAAAGTAGATAGTTTCGCATTCCTCTCCGCAGACAGGGCAGCGGGGGCGGCGGGGTTCATCAGGCGGGAAGGGGTTGTCTTGATGCCCACAAAAGCTGTTCATTCTGCGGCCTCCTGCCTTCCTTCCTCATCAGAAAAATGCAGCTCCATCAAGTCAGCAATCGCAAGGTACTCTTTGGCGTATTTTCTGTCGCCGTGGGTTTTCTTGACGATTTCGCGGAACTGCGCTAAATCACCATAAAAGCAACCGCACTGCACGCGGAGAATTTTATCATTGCAGCGAAAAAATGTGGTCGAGCGGAAATATCGGCCAAAGCCTTCAACGACGGCGTAGTCCGCGTTGCCGGAGACCCGCGCATTTCCGGAGACCCGCGCATTGCCGGAGACCCGCGCATCGCCGGAGACCAACGCATCGCCGGAGACCCACGCATTGCCGGAGACCATCGCATTTCCGGAGACCCACGCATTGCCGGAGACCATCGCATTTCCGGAGACCATCGCATTGTCGGAGACCCGCGCATTGCCGGAGATCCGCGCATAGCCGGAGACCAACGCATCGCCGGAGACCCACGCATTGCCGGAGACCCGCGCATTTCCGGAGACCCACGCATTGCCATCGTTGGAGAGGTTTTCTTCCTTTTCTGCAAAGCCCCCAAGTTCGCCAGCTCTTATGGTGCCAAAATCGACAAGAGCCTTAATGCGGAACAGCTTATTCCTGAAAATGTCTGTTATAAATTCATCGGTGAGTTCAAATTTCTTCATGGCGGGATTCCTCCTTAAAATACAGTCCGCACAGCAGATTCAACGCCAATAGGGCGGTAATCGTGCCGTGGATGTTGAGAGAGCCAAGCGCAGCCAGCAGCAGCACCAAATCTGCGGTGGTTGCAAGCTTGACGGCTGCGCGTTTCAGTGATAGAATACAGTTAGAGCTTTTTGCGATGCTCAGTTTTTTTGCCGTTCCGGTGGTGGTGCACCGGGGCGGCGTTTTTGTTTTGGTCATCATTCTTTGATTTCCTCCCATTCAAAGCGGCCTTTGCCGCTGTTTCTCCACTGCCCAAGTCCGCGCTTTGTTCCGTAGTCGAGGCACTCACGAACCATGTCCTCAAGCTTATGGTCGAGACATTCGATTTCAAATTCTGCTGTTGCACCTGCGGGAACGCTCTCCGACTTTGCGATGCTGACGCGTTCGCCCATCGGGGTTTGCGCCCGCAGGGGGCGTTCGCAGAAATCAACCTTCATGCCGTGCAGGTCGTAGGGAATCTCGCGCGGTGTTACGAAGATGAGTCCATCAATAGCCTGTTTGTATGCCTTGATAGCTGCGCAAGCCTTGCCGCCTGCATAGCCAGCCTT